ATCAATACAGTGATGATCACAGCGTATGGCAAAGAGGACAAAAAGAGTCAGAAGCAATCAGCAGTATGATGAAAATCCTAGATCCTGATATGAAAATTTATAAAAAGTACAGTCCTTTTCACAAAGAAGAAAAAACAGAAAACACAATCTTTAATGCACTTAATAAAATAGATGAAACTGCAACAGCAGGTGCTACTAGTGCAGGAAGTATAGCAACAGTTGCTAATCCACATGTTGCTATAGGTAATAAAAAAGCACGTAGAGATTATGGTATTAGAGGAAAGCAACCTAATCCACCAAAAGCAAAACCAATTAAACCAACAGACAATGCTCTGGATATGAAAGGTACTAGCGTATTCGGCGGCACACTAAAGAGGAACACGTAATTATGAAGCACACAGAAACAGATACAATATACGAAGTATATGACGGACCATCATCTATTACTGCTGGATTAATTCTAAAAGTTGTAAAGTATCTTGAAAAACAAGATAGAACACACCCTGCTAATCAAAGAGGTGTTCCTACTAAAATGCAAAGCATTGAAAGACAAATGGCACAAATCGATGATCAAATTAAACAACTCACAGGTGAACCTGCAAATGTAACAAGTCAAGGGGCATTTGATAAAAATGTTGAAGAAATAGGAAAACTTATTGATAAAAAACATGCACTAGAAAAAGAAGTTCTTGCAGTAAGTCAAGCAGTATTTTTGAACAAACTAGAAAAACAAATTCAAACAAACAGTGTGCAAGAAGATAGTTATGATGAACCAGCAAGTGATTATGAAAGTGAAATGCTAGACAATCAAATGGCTTTTATCAAATATGCGGCAGATGAAATTAAAGACCACGTACATAAAGGTGGGATTTTCCCAGAATGGTTCCAAAACAAATTAAGTGGTGTTCACGATAAAATGAAATCACTACATGCGTACATGGAAGGTGAAAGACAGCAGGCTATGGACAAGAAACGTATGATGAGCATGAAAGATGCTCAAGATGATTATTTTGAATCACTAGAGCGTAAACTTAACGAATCTAAAGGATTGTGCAAAGAATGTGGTAAGCCAAGTTATACTACATTGCCTGAAGAAAAGCAAAAAGGCGTTGACGGCAAAGTGTGCTGGAAAGGCTACAAGCGTATGGGCACTAAAAAGAAAAACGGAAAAACAGTTGACAACTGTGTCAAAATGTAAGGAATAGACAATGGCAGACTTACAAAAAATACTAAACACTTTTTCAAAACTAGGCATTGAAAATGAAGGTCTTGTGCCAGATGCTCCAACTAAACCATCTTCAAACAATACACAAGATCCTGTAAAAACAGCACAAATGCTCAATGAAGGTTTAAATGGAAAACATATTCCAGGCGTAAGTGATATTGCATCTAATGATATGGCGGCACTAGCAGGCATAAACAAACCACAACAAAGACCACAACCTGCTAATCCTAATCCAAATAGTATGCACATTGCATCAAATCAGTCAACAGATAAATGGGGTGAAGTTGATGCCAGGTTAAGCAACATTGAAAGTAAACTGAATACAATTTTTGAAAGTATTCAAAAACTAAATGAAATTAGTGACGAAGACTATAGAGAAAAAAGAAAAGCATTACAAGACTTACAAGCAGATCCAAATACAGCAAAGGATCCTGAATTGCAAGCAGAAATAAAAAGACGTAAAGCAAGATTAGAAAAAGAACGTGAAGAAACTACAGCAGAATCTTTAGAAAGAGGATTCGCAAGTTTCTTAAAAGAGTTGGAGAGTAACTAATGACTGATTGTAAATGCGAAAATTGTGGTTGCGAACATCATTGCGGTAAAGAGTGTGAAAAGTGTGCTAACGATGTATGTTACACTTGTAAGTGCGACCATTGTAAGGAGTAGTTATGTTAATTAAAGAAGTATGTGAACAAGGTAATTTTAGTGATGTCAAACAGTCGCTTGATAAAACTTTTGGTCATAATAAAGATGTAAAAACAAAAACAACTGGACAGCAAACATCTAGTCTTCTTGCACGTTTGAAAAAATGGATTGCCGGAACACTACCATCTGCTAACACAACCGAAAACGACCAGATGCTTGTAAGACAGTTGAAGCAAACAAATCAAGGATTTCAACAAGGCACTATTCCGCCGGACCAAGCAATGGAAAAGTTTTTAGGTATTCTAGAAAAAATAGGTCCGGTTCAGCAAATGAATAAACTAGTTAAAATGATGATACCAATGCTCAAAGGCATGCAGGGTATGTCTGCTAAACCAACCGAAGAACGTGATTTAAAAAATACTATTGATGCATTAGAAAGATTTTTACAAAAGAATCAAGAACACTTACCTTTGGCTGGGCCTGATAATGTTGAAGTAGATGGTCCAGGACCCTTGCAAAATCCTAATGATAAGTTTGATACTATGGCTCGTCCTATTGCTGAACCTAGCAAAACCAATTACAATTACGTAAAGTAATACAATGAAAATCCGTGAAGTAACAGATTATTTTTATGGATTAGATCCGGCACATATGTCGTATACACACAAGATAGGTAATATATACGGCAAAAAGAACTTGAAAGTTCCACACGCAAAACTACATAGATCTAAACAAGTTACACCCAAAAAAACTAAATAGTAGTAGTTAATAAACAAAAGGGTTACTATGGCTTTTCTAGTACACAACCTACCACCTATTGAAGTATTCGTTAAAAAAGAATATCTATATGATCATCAAAAAGGTCACGGAGAACTTACTCCTGGTATGTGGATTAGTATTAGAAGCATACAAAGCAAAGCACTTTACTTTGAAACCTTACTGGTTGAATACGGTGCCTTATATGATAAGTTACCTATATCAGCATTTGTATGGAAACAAGATTACGATAAAGACAATCAACTTCCACTAGACACACTTCAGATATGGGACTGTTTTGACTACGACATTACAGTGATTAAAAAACCTATGCTTTGTGATTGTGAATTCTTTGGTAAGGATCGCAAAATGCACAAAGGAGAATACTTGTTTACACTTGATACTTGCCACGCACAAAGTTCAACACTTGATACTAACTTTAGTGAATACGATCCAGAACACAAAACATTTAATATTTTAAAACTTGATAACGGACAGTTTGCGGCACAGCCAAATAACAGAGTTGTGTTTACAGATCAAAGTTTAATTCCTTCAGAAAGAAAAACACCAGACTTTAAAGTCTGCACACAGAATTACACAGTTGAAAACAATCCCAAGTGGAGCGTTGGACACACAGACGAATGGGCATATAAAGATAAAGGTGAAGGCTTAAAAGATTGAGTAATGTAGACGTCAAAGAGGCTTATAGACTATTTTGGCTAGTCAAAGGACATTTAAACACAACACATGAATGCATACTAGACAGTTATGATTCATATTTTAAAAGAGTATGGTATAACGAAGAATCGTACATACATGAAGACGGATTTGAAGAAGCATGGCAAAAGATAAAATTAAAATCAAAAGAACAATAGAATACAACGGTCCTAATCGTAGAGATAATTTTTTAGCAGATCTATTAAAAAAATTCAACCCAACAATGGGTTGTGAAGTAGGTGTACGCAATGGAAGAACAACTTTTTATTTGTTAGATGCTTTTCCTAATTTGAAAATGTATGCTATTGATTATGATATCAAACTATTTTACAAAGATAAAGCAATTCTAAAATATGGTCCTAGATTAAAAGCAATAGAAGGACATAGTCATAATGTTCATGAAGATATACCTAACGGAATATTAGATTTTGTTTTTATTGACGCAAGTCACGATTACAATAGTGTAAAATGTGACATAGAATACTATACTCCGAAATTGAAATCAAACGGATGGCTTTGCGGACACGATATGGATTTTCCAGGTGTTAATCAAGCAGTAAATGAACTGTTACCAAACGATCATCATATTGGTCCAAATAACGTTTGGTTTACTTGTCTAGATAAATCGGTGCCAATTCCGTTTAAAGTTCTTGACATTTAGCATAAATCTATATATAATAAGATCACTAACAAGGAGAAACTATGTCATTGACAGGTTCAAAAACAGCCGATAACCTTAAGGCGGCTTTTGCTGGCGAATCACAAGCCAACAGAAGATACCTATATTTTGCTCAAAAGGCTGATATAGAAGGTGCTCCAGATGTTGCACAAGTGTTTAGATCAACTGCTGAAGGTGAGACAGGACACGCACACGGACATTTGGAATATTTGGAAGAAGTTGGAGATCCAGCGACTGGTGAACCAATGGGAGAAACTGAAGCGAATCTTAAATCTGCTATACATGGAGAAACACATGAGTATACAGACATGTATCCTGGTATGGCTAGAACAGCCAGAGAAGAAGGATTTGAAGAGATTGCTGATTGGTTTGAAACATTAGCCAAAGCAGAAAAATCACACGCAGGTAAATTCCAAAAAACACTAGACGCTTACAAAGGCGCATAATTTATCGGAGCGGCTTTGGTCGCTCCATAACAAACTAAAAGGAGACTTAAATGAGTGATAGAACTTTTGGCGCAGAAGAAAAAGCCAAACTAGTCCAAATTGTAAACGAAGGTGTAACTGTACTAACAGAAGTACAGGACCTACAAGAAGGATTACGTGATACTGTAAAAGCAGTATCAGAAGAATTAGATATTAAACCATCATTAATTAATAAGGCAATTAAAATAGCACAAAAAGGCGAATGGCATAAAGCAGTTGATGAATTTGAAGATTTAGAAAACATCATTGTTACTACAGGCAAGGACAAAGTTTAATTTTGCAAAAAGTAAAAGACTTTTGGATAAACTCTTACAAGAGTGATAAAATAGCATTTTCATTTGAACTTGTTAGTTTTATCTTTACTGTTGGAGCAAGTATGACGCTGGCGTTTAATGCACGAGATCCTAATATGCTTGTTGTTTATCCTGGATTCTTTGTAGGAAGTATTACACAAGTGTATGCAAGTTGGCGTAGAGGTGCCGCTTGGATCATGTTGCTAACTGGATACTTTGCATGTGTAAATGTATTTGGATTTGGTGTGGCGGCAAATTGGTGGTAAAAGATAAATTAAGGCTTGATTTTTTTAGGCACAGAACGTATAATAGTAAATAATGTTGAAGAAGGTCAGTCGGCCATAAACGACATAATTGGTATTTGCCAGCCGCAAGTGGTATGTATAGGAGAAACATTTGAGTTACGTAGACGCACTCTGGGATCGTGATAAAGACATAATCAAGGTCGTAGAGAGAAACAAAAAAGGCGAAAGAGAGTTTCGCGAATTCCCCGCAAGGTATGTATTCTATTATGGCGATGCTAAAGGTAAGCAAAAAAGTACTTTTGGTGATAGCGTAAGTCGTGTTGTTTGTAAGAGTTGGAAAGACTTTCTCAAAGAACAAAAGATTAACAAACATCGCGGATTATACGAAGCAGACATTAATCCTGTATACAGATTACTTGAAGAAAATTATCTTGGACAAGATGCTCCAAACCTAAACGTTGCATTTTTTGATATTGAAGTTGACTTTGACCCAGAACGTGGGTATAGTTCACCTGAAGATCCTTTTACTGCAATTACTGCAATTACTGTACATTTACAATGGCTCGACAGTCTTATTACACTAGCACTTCCGCCTAAAACACTTACAATGGAACAAGCAAAGGAAGAATGTAAAGATTTTCCTAATACATACTTGTTTGAAAGTGAAGCAGAAATGCTTGACACGTTTTTGGACTTAATTAAAGACGCAGATATTTTATCAGGTTGGAACAGCGAAGGTTATGATATTCCTTACACTGTAAACAGAATTACAAGGGTACTTTCAAAAGAAGATACAAGACGTTTTTGTTTGTGGGATCAATATCCTAAAAAACGTAAGTTTGAAAAGTACGGAAGAGAGCAGGAAACCTATGACCTAATAGGCAGACAGCATTTAGATAGTTTAGAATTGTATCGTAAATATACGTATGAAGAAAGACACACTTATAGACTTGATGCCATCGGTGAAATGGAAGTTGGTGAAAAGAAGACTGTGTATGAAGGTACGCTCGATCAACTTTATAACAATGACTTCCGAACGTTTATCGAATACAACAGACAAGACGTTGCACTACTGGACAAGTTGGACCAAAAACTAAAGTTTATTGATTTAGCCAACGAACTTGCCCACGCAAATACAGTTTTGCTACCCACCACGATGGGTGCTGTGGCTGTTACAGAACAAGCAATTATTAATGAAGCACACAGACGTGGTTATGTTGTACCTAACAGGGTACACAGAGAGCCTGGTTCCGCACAGGCGGCTGGTGCTTACGTTGCATATCCTAAAAAAGGACTACATGACTGGGTAGGCTCAATGGATTTGAATTCACTGTATCCTAGTGTAATTCGTGCATTGAATATGGATCCAGCAACTGTTGTAGGACAACTACGTCAAAATCATACAGAAAGTTATCTTGATGAGCAACAAACACTTAAGAAAAAATCGTTTGCGGCGGCATGGGAAGGTAAGTTTGGTAGTCTTGAGTATGACTATGTAATGGAACAACGCAAGGATATTGAGATTACTGTTGATTGGGAAGGCGGAGAAAGTGACACATTAAGTGCCGCAGAAGTTTATAGATTAATCTTTGAAAGCAACCAACCATGGATGTTGAGTGCTAATGGTACTATTTTTACAACCGAATATGAAGGTATTATTCCAGGACTACTAAAGAGGTGGTATGCTGAACGTAAAGAAATGCAAGCAAAGAAAACTGCTTCACAAGACGCAGGTAACAAAATCGAAACGGCTTTTTGGGATAAAAGGCAATTGGTTAAAAAAATTAATCTTAACAGTTTGTATGGCGCTATTCTTAATCCTGGTTGTAGATTCTTTGATCACCGTATTGGTCAGTCCACTACACTAACAGGTCGTGCTATTGCAAAGCACATGAGTGCAAAAGTAAATGAAATTATTACAGGCGAATATGATCACATAGGTAAAAGCATAATATATGGTGATACTGATTCTGTATACTTTAGTGCTTATACTAGCCTACGTGCTGAAATTGAAAAGGGCGATATTCCTTGGACAAAAGATAGTGTTATACAACTATATGATCAAATTTGTGAAGAAGCAAATACTACATTTCCTAAATTTATGGGAGATGCATTTCATTGTCCCAAATCACGTGGTGAAGTTATTGCGGCAGGTAGAGAAATTGTTGCTGAAAAAGGTTTGTATATTACAAAGAAACGTTATGCGGCATTGATTTATGATAACGAAGGCTTTAGAACAGATGTAGATGGTAAGCCAGGTAAAGTAAAAGCGATGGGTCTTGATCTTAAGCGTTCAGATACTCCTGTGTTTATGCAAGACTTTTTAAGTGAAGTACTTTTGGCTGTGCTAACAGGTGCCCAAGAAGATCAGGTGCTAGAAATGATTACAGACTTTAGAACAAAATTCAAAGCACGACCTGGTTGGGAAAAAGGTTCACCTAAACGTGCAAACAACATTACAGACTATCTTGCTAAATTGAAAAAGCAAGGCAAGGTGAATATGCCAGGTCATGTAAGAGCAAGTATTAACTGGAATACTCTTAAAGATCTAAATGGCGATAAGTTTAGTATGCAGATTGTAGACGGTATGAAAGTTATCGTTTGTAAACTAAAGAACAATCCAATGGGTTATACGTCGGTTGCTTACCCAACGGATGAACTACGACTGCCAAAGTGGTTCCAAGAACTTCCTTTTGAAGATGACGAAATGGAGTCAACTATCATTGATAAGAAGTTGGACAACCTAATTGGCGTTCTAGATTGGGATATAAAATCAACCGAACAGAAGAATACATTCAATAATTTATTTGACTTTGAATGATTTTCTAAATATAATAGTATATAAGG